GTTCCATCAGACCAGACCAAAACCCTGTCGCCGTTGGCAATCGTAATGCCCGTGCCCGCTGCGGTGAGGGGGCTGATTGTCGTCCAGTTGAAGATCGTGGCAGCTTGGCCGCTGTTGTTCCAGATGATGTACTGCTTGGGGTTGGGCGGCGCGTAAACGTTAAACGCAGCCCCGGTCGTTGTGGTCAGCCGCAGCATCGCGTAGACCGCTTGATTGAGGCTGGCGGTGCTTACTGGCCCGTTGTTGTACGTGAATGCCTGATCGGCCGAGGTGACGCTGACCGTCTGATACCCTGCAATGGCTGCGTCAAAGATGTACGCAAAGTTGTCGTTGGTCGTGTTGCCCCACGTACCGGCTTGGTCGCCCGATGTGATCAGTTCAACGCGGAGGCTGGGTGAGTAAGTGCTCATGTGCGGTCCTTACGAATTGTTGATATTCTGCCAGTTGGGGTTCTGACTGTCACCTATGGCGGTCCAGCCCGGTGGCTGTGGGTTGTTGATGTTCACCCATCCAGCGTTTTGCGTGTCGATGATCTTAATCCACCCGCCGACCCCGAAGGTGTCTGCAAGAGCAGCGTTCTCTGTGATTGCGGCCTGAAATGCCGCCAAGACGGTGGCAGCGTCTGCGCTTTCAAAACTCTCCAGCACAGAAAAGAAAAAGCCCTGAGCCGCCGTGTTTGCATCGTCGGCTGAAAAGTTTTCAATGACGGTCTCAAAGAACAATTGGATTAGGGTTGCCGCATCTTGCGTTGTCACCCCCTCAGTAATGGATTGGGCAAACTGCGCGGCCAGTGTGGGCACATCAGCCAGGGTGATGCCCTCTGATATGGATTGGGCAAACTGGGCCGCAACACTATTGGCGTCCGCCAGATCGACGTTTTCTTCTATGGTTTGCAGAAACGCAGATTGCTGCGTGCTGAAGTCGTCCAGCGCAAAGCCTTCTGTGCGGGCTTGCAAGAACTCAAAATACGTCTGTGCGGTGTCATCCACTAAAACGGTGTCTTCTGTTTTGGCGACAGCAAACTGCGCCGCAATTGTTTGGGCGTCTTGAATGCTTGAGTTTTCGGTGGCAGAAGCCAAAAAGCCAGCAAATGCCGCGTTGACATCAGCAGAGTTTAAATTCTCAATGACGCCGTCGTAGAAATCACCGGCTGTTGCATCCGTCTCATCTACCGTGATTGGTTCTGCTTGGCTTACAAGGTACGCTGATAGCTGTGTGCTGGCATCTTCAAGCTGAATACTTTCCACGATGGATAACACACTTACCACCCCAGCAAGGGAGGCAAATGGCGTTTGGGAAAAGCTTGAGATGCCAAACATGGTGGTTAATTAAACATCAAAAACATATTTCCGGGAGTAACAAAAATCCACCCGGTGTTGTTGCCGTTATTCACATTTCCGCTTGTTAACAAAGAGTTCCATGTGGCCCCACCTGTGGCGTTGCTGTCTTGGATCGCTAAATACTGCGCATTGACCGTACCGGACGATTTTGACAGAGTGAACCTCGACCCCGGAGTGTCGCTGTTGATTGTTATTAAGTTTCCTGCGGTGCCAGCCAGACTAAAGTTGGACACGGTTTGTGTCGTGCCAGCAGTAAAGGTCACCGTAGATGGCTGCACGGTATTGGTGATGTCGTTGAAGGTGTTGGAGCCGGTGATGGTTAACGCTCCCACACCACTTAGTCTCAGGTTGTAGTAAGTCAACCCGCCACCAACAAACGTCTTTGCCGACGAGCTTGACAAGGATATCGTGGAGGTACTTGGATTAAGAGTTAGGTTCGTTGGGTTTAATGTATCCCATACGGGTGGTGCAGAACCAGAACCAGAAATAGTCCAAGTACCACTACCCATGTTCAGGGTGCGAGTGTTGCTATTAGTTGAAGAAAAACGGGTTGCCGCTACATTAAAGTTAGCGGTATTAAAGGTGCCCTGGACAAGATTAAGTGTGCCTGACACACTTATATTAGTAGCTAGCGTAACTGTAATGCCCGAACCATCGATTGCAGTGTCGCCGATCTGTCTATTCCCATTTCCTGTAAATGTCCCGCTTGCGCGAAAAGTAGGGTCAAGTGTGGCATACGCAACGCCAGCGGTGCCCAGACTTAAATTGCCTGCTATATTCACATTAGAAGCTATTACGTCGCAGCTAGACCCTGTGAGTATAAGGTTTTTAAACCATGTGCCGCTACCACTACCATCAATCGTCAATACGCCTGTAGAGCCAGTGACTGTCAGATTTGGGGCGTTTGATGTGGTGCCGCCTGTGGTGCCGAACCGAAGAGTATTGGATGCCACCTGATTGCGAGTAAAACCGCCTGTACCAGTCAAAGTAAAGTTCGTAGCCGTTCCCATATCCAGCGAAGTGCCCGACCCCGCAAGGCTTAATGCGATGTTGCCGGTACCAAAAGCAATAGATCGAGTGTTTGAATTACTGGAGCTAAAAATACCAGTGCTCAGAGTGAAACCGGCAAGATCAAGAGTACCTTGCGTTAAGGTAACCGTAGTTGTGGTGGCGCACGTCACTGCGCCGTTAAGTGTAACAGTGATACCAGCCCCGTTGATTGTTATGGGGCCAACCGTTTTACCTGCACTTGTGAACGTACCAGACCCAACGAAGTTTGTGGTTCCAGAACTCCAAAAAGTTCCGCCAGTAACCCAAGTAAGACTACCAGCTATATTTACAGCGCCTCCGGCTGTGCCAGCAGTGCCGGTAAAACCCGTAAAATTAACATCCTTAAACCAGCTAGCGGGAATAATGTCTACGAGACCACCACCAGTACCAACGGTTAGATTCGGAGCATTGGATGCCGTCCCACCGCTTGAACTACCGAATCGAACGTCAAGCGTAGCGCTGCCATTATTTCTTACAAAAGCGCCAGTGCCAGTCCAAGTAAAATTAGTGGCATTGGGCATGTTTAGGTGCAGGGTGCCAAATGTGCGGCTTAAAAGAATATTTCCGGAACCAAAGGAAATCGCCCGAGTGTTAGAATTAGAGGAGGCAAAAGAGCCAACGGTTAAATTGAAGTTATTAAGATGAAGTGTGCCATTAGTTAATGTGACGGCGGATGCCACTTGTGTAACTAATGCAGATGCAAGAGTAACTGTTCCTCCAGATGCATTAATCGTAATCGGGCCAAATGTTTTAGCCGCGCTGGTAATCGTCGCAGTAGCGTTGATCGTAGTCGTGCCCGTGTAGGAATACGTCATTCCCGCCACAAGGGTGATACTGCCAGAAACAGTAATAGTGGCAGTTCCGGTCAATGTTCCGGTAAACCCTGTGCAGTTGATTGATTTGGCCCCGGTGTTTCCGGTGCTTATGGTGCAAGTACCTGTAGACAGGCTTGAAAAAAACACATCATCGGCAGAGGTAGGGACAGCCTCGCCGCCAGCACCGCCAGAGGTCAATGCCCATTTAGAACCAGCCGTGCCATCCCACGCGGCTGTACCACCCACCCAGTACCTGTCAGCCATGCGTTACTCCTGTGAAGCTTCGACAACGGGATTGACAACAGCCAGCCAGTTGGTCAGGCGCTCCTGCTTCATGGCCTCCAACTGCTCATCAGTCAAACCGTGGTCATCAGGCAGGTTCAAAGCATCGCAGAAAGAGCCAAACGGGGTGTCAAATTTGAAAATGATCTGCATGGCGTTTCCTTATGCTTGAGTGGTTACAGCAACAACATCCCAACGGGTGTTGGTGCTGTTGTAAATGCAGCCAACATAGAGCATCTTGCTGGCGGTCGTGGTTGTCGGCAAAGTGGTGCCAATCACGGTGTAAGTGGCATTCCAAGTGATAGCTCGGGCAGTACCGTTGTCCAAAATTCGCAGAATCAGCTTGTTGCCGTCCACTGGGGTTCCAGTTGGTGCCGCTACCGTTAGAGCTTGATCTTGCGCGGTCAGATTGTATTGATCGAACGCGGAGATATCGGGCGTCAGCGTAGCAGTTGTCGCGGCGGTGGAAGTGCGAGGGTCGATGCGTTTGTTGGTCAGCGTGGCAGTGCCATTGATGGTTGTGAAGCCACCCGTTGCGTTGGCGTTGTTGCCAAGAGCAGTGACAACACCCGTGCCGGTGGTGGTCGTAGAAGGAGCAACGCCCGCCCCTCCACCAATGACCAAAGCGTTTGCAGACAGAAGGCCAGAGCTTGCCAGAGTTCCGGTGGCCGAATAGTACAGAACGCCGCCAGAGGTTCCAGATGTCAGCCCCGTGCCGCCCGCAGCAACAGGCAGAGTGCCAGCTACAAGAGTAGATGCGCCTGTGGAGTACAGAGCGTTGTTTGCGCCTGCAAAGGTGGTCAGGCCCGTGCCACCGTAGCCGGACTGAATCGTGCCGCCCTGCCATGTGCCGTTTGAAATAACGGTTGTGCCCAAATTAAGAGCATTGGTGCCCCAAGTAACGCCTTCGGGCAAATAGCCGTGGAACTCCCATGTGCCGCCAACAGTGGCGTTTGATATGAGAACTGCGTTGGCCGCTCCACCCGTCGCAACCGTGCCAACAGTGGTGCCAGCATTGTTCTGGACAGTCAGTATTCCAGTGGCGGCGTTGTTGAACTGAAACGCAGTGGTGTCGGTCAGTGTGGTTGCATCAGGCAACCTGAATGTGTGGTTTCCAGTGCCCGTCAACAACTGATTAAAGTCTGAGGCCGCCGTCAACGTGGTCACGCCGCCAGAAGCGGTAATGTTTTGCAACCCTTGGCTCAGGCGGTTTATCGTGATGTTTTCGTTGGAGTCACGCAGAACCACGGAGTTGGCCCCGGAGGAAGATGTGACCCCCGTGCCGCCATACGCGACCCCAATGGTTGACCCCTGCCATGTGCCGCTTGACACCGTGCCCAAGGCCGACACATTGCCGCTGCCATCCAGATTAACTGATCGGCCAGACGGGTACGTCACAAAAACATTGACTGCACCAGAGAATGTTGCGGCAAGGTTTGAGTTGCTGGAGGCGTAGATCGTGGTGCGGGTCAGCGTTGGCCCGGTCGTCGAGTACGTACCAAGCCCCACCTCCCAAGTACCCGACCCATCGGTGGCGGAGTAATACGTGGTGTTGGTGTCGCCAATAACGGCGAACGATTGAAAACCCGCAACCGCTCCCGCTAGCGTGAAGCTTACAGTGGTATTCGCCGTGGCCGATTCTTGGACACGGTTCGCAAGGACCAGAGCCATTTAAGACTCCTTATCAGGAGGTTGCAGTCGTGCTGTACGTAACGCTTACAGTGTCGCCTGCGGTGGTGACTTTAGCAGTGGCAAATGCGCCCGCGCTGTACAACGTGCCTGCCGTGCTGCTTTGAGTGCTGACCGCGCCCGATCCGGTTACCAAGAAGCAGCCACCCACCGTGCCGCCCGCACCAGTGATGGTGTAGGTGATAGCCGCAGCAGCGCAAGTAGTCACATTCGACGGCGTGGTTCCAGTCGATGTAGAAGCAGTAAATACAGCCGTGCCGCGAACAGCAGAACCACCAACCGTGTAGTTGGTGAACTCCGTCCAACCAGCGTGAGATGCCATTGTGTCAGCGGCGGCAAAAGTCGGGCTAGCACCAGAAATCAGGCCCAGGAACGGGCCAACAGTGGTGTAGGTGCCAGAAGTGCGAAGCAAAGTGTCCAGCATCAACTCCTTGCCCACAGCATTGACCAAGTTGGGGAACTCGTCTTCCCACTTGATGTTGCCCTCAGCATCGCGGCAAACAACATGGTAGTGGCCTTCAACCCCAACAGACTCCTTGCCTGCTGCGCTGGTTTGCATGACCACTTCTGCATGGTCGCCAAAGTTTGAAAGTTCGTTTGCCATGATGGCTCCTTAAACAAGTCTGATGAGGGCAGATGTGCTGGTGTTGGCAGGCATCTGTACGGTGAAAGAAACGATAGACGTTTTGTCTGAGCCAAAGTCAAGAACACACACCGCACCATTGTCGCCGGGAGTGTAGATCAAAGCACCACGGGCCGTGATAACGCCAGTCCACGCAGGGGACGAGAAGTTGATGTACGTGGTGCTTCCGCTGGAAGTTTCTTGGCTTGCAACGGTGGCCGTCACCACCAAACCACCGGCAACATAATCTCCACCCGAAGCTTCACCTGTCGTGGTGTAAGCAGTGGTTGTTTGATCCAGCGTTGCCGCGTTGGTGTACAGCGCCAGATAGAACGTATCCGAGGCGAAGTTGATCGTGCCGTTGGCCAGACCAGACCGCAACGTGTTGCAGGAATAGTTGCCAGTGAAGGCCATCAAACCACCCCGTTATTCTGCGGCAGCGGGGGTGTGCGAAACTGCCCGCTGCGGTACGCATCACTGCGCTCAAGGCCATCACCAAGACGCTTGGCCAGCATGAGGGCTTCCTTGTACTTTCCATCGTACAGAGACATCATGTCGGCCTCGCCCTTCATGAACGTGTACGCTTCAACCAGAGAGCCGTAGAGCAGCACGGTATCAAAGTTGTCACCCAGCCATGTCTGGCCATCTGCCGCCACCGTGATCGACTCGGGGTAGTAGAAGTAGTGCAACTCGATGCTGTACGCCGCATCAGGCGTTGGGCCAAGCAGGAACGACAACTCATCAGAAATGACCGCCCCAGAAACTGTCGGGCCAAACAGCGCATAGTACTTGGGGGTGGCTGTGTCATTCGGGCTTGGGTATGCCTGCCTGATGAAGTTCACATCCTTGTTCAGCAAATACTCATACGCGCCCGTGCCATCAATGACCGCCATCGAATAAACCGAGAGGAAATCATCTGGGCACGACAAGTACCTGTTGTTGATAGTCGTAGAGCCCGTGACGTTCTTTCTCAGAGATGGAAACTGAACTGAGTTGTAGATGCGCTGCTCTGCCTGTTTGACGAAGACAGGGATATTCGCCACGAACTCCGTTTCGTAGTTCTGGGTGTAATCCTGAATCGCAGCAGACAACGCGGCGTAGTTCATGCCATCGGACCCCTAGCCATCACGCCCTTGGTTGCACAGCCCGTACCACGGATTTTGATGCCGCTGGTTTTCATCGGCGGGTAGTCTTGACTGCGGGTGTTGGCCACAGCCACATTGGCCTTGCGCATGGTCGTCTTGGCGGGTTCTTCACCCACCACAACCGATGCTACTTTTGTAGGTTGTTTGTACGTAGCCATCTCAAGCTCCTTTGCGGCCAGGGGACTTCTGGTTGGCAATCTTGGCCATATTGCGGCCCATCTTAAGCATGTCGCTGTTGGTCTTGCCACCAGCACGCATCTTGGTCATGGGTTTGCCGGGGTGCATGGCCTTCTCGTGTTTATGCACTGCCTTCTTTGCGTCCATCATGATCGACTCCTTATGTCGTTGCAACTGTAACTGTACCAAGATTCACGGTAAGAACCAAGTTGTTTGGTGTCAGCGCCGCATCAAAGAAGCTTGATCCGCCCACCGGGTTCCACCCCCACTGAAAAATCCGACTGCCGCCCGTGGCTGTACCGTCCTCATCTGGGTCCGTGCCGCTGATGTTGGAAATTTGCAGACCGCTGTTGCCGCCCAACCGATATGTGGTGTCTGGCCTCGGGTTGCGCACCGCCTGCGGGTCTTCCACCGGGTACATGCCCAACTGAAGCTGCGGGTGGTCGGGGTCCCAACAAGCCGGGCACACCAACATGTTCACGTTCTTCGTCTTGAGCGTGTATGTCTTGAGCTCCTTGAGCTTGAAGCGAAAGTTGCAGCGGTCACACTGCGCAATCGCAAACTTGCCGGACGAAAAACGATTGGGCATCAGAACGCCCCAGCGATGTACTGCCTGCGCGGCACAAACCGCACAGCCGCTTTCTCATGATCTTCCTGCGAGGCCAAGTCCCACGCCTCGTCATACTGTTGTTTGAGGATCGGCAGCCGGTCCAGTGCACCGGGCACTTTGAGCGCCATGTAGTACGACAGCCCTGCAACCATGCAAGGAATGAAGCGGAACGGCACGTCCATCACGTTAACGCCGCCCCCAGCGTCCTGCACCCGGCGCATGCGCCAGTACACAAACTGGTACGTGGGGTTGCCCACAGTGCCTTGATCTGGCGTTGGCCAGACCGTGATGCGCGGGGTGTTGTTGATGTACACCGCCGTGCCCACCGCAGGGGTTGTCTGGCTCGTGCCGTTCTGGGCCCGGAAGACGCCGCCAAGCTGCGTGCTGTTGTTGATCCAGCCGTAGTAGATCGTCTCGGTGCCGATGTTGAGGTAGCCCAGCGTGGGCAGGTTGGCCGTGGACGACAACGTCAGGGTCTGGGCCCCCGTGTCTGCGCTCTGGTACGTATACCCTGTGGGGGACACTTGACCGTCCAGCCGCTGCACCCAGAGCTGGATTGGCCGGGCTTGCGTCAACTTGTTGGGGATTGTTGCGTAGGTAGAAACACTGATACGCGTGATCGTCAGGTCGGCCTGATTGGACTGCTGGTTGGGCTGAGTGCGGATCACATGGTCGAGCAGGTCCACCGTGTCGGTGGGCAGCGCGTAGGTGTTGAGCCCCTGGATGAGCGGGATGGTGCCCTGCTCAAACGTCCACATGTTGACGCCACGGTTGGCCCAATCGGCAAACAGCAGGTTCATGGAGCGGCGGGCTGTCTTGAGATCGTAGCCCGTACGCATCTCCGAGCCTACGCGCTCAAACGCCTCCTCGACGATCTCGGTCAGATCGAGGTTGAAACCTGCTGCTCCTGATGTGGTGGCCATTATTTTTTCCCCAATCTTTCTCGCTCTTCAAGCAGGCGCACCTTGACCTGGAGATCGTTGATGTGGGTCATCAACTGCTCTTTGAGAACAGCCCTGCGCTCCGCGCTAATCGGGCTGTCAGTCGGAACACCTTCCTTTGTGATGAGCGCAGGCATAGCCCCTTCAATCTTCGTCAGGCGCTCAGAAAAAGATGCAACCTGCCCCAGCAACCAAGCCAGGGCCGCCACTACGATGGGGATTACCGCTTTGAGTACGTCTGACCAAGCCATTACCTGTACCTTGCTGTCTTCGCCGCCACTTTGGGCGGCTGCTTCACAAACTGCTTCCCGGCCTTCTTGCCCGCCCGCTTGGCACGGGTCGTGGCGGCATACTCAGCGGGGCTGAGCGCCTTGATAGCATTCTCAGGCAGATATCGCTCCCCCGTCTTGGACGACGGTTTGCCGGACTTGGTGCGCCACTTCTGGGCACCCCAATCCTTGAGCGACTGCTGCAGGTCTTTCATTCAAAATCCTCTGCCGTCAAGCCAGCATCTTCAAATGCCAACTCTTCAAGCGCCTCTTCTGTGCCGCATGTGCAAGGACCGTCTTCGTGTACGGCGCAGTCTTCTGTGTGTTTAATCACGATACCCACCTCCGGCAGCCTTGTACTTCTTGGCCACAAGCTGGGCTTTACGGGCCGACCAACGGCCTGCGCCTGTACCGTGCGTTGCCGCCGCCTTGACTTGGCTCACGATGCGCTTGCGCAGCTCCGGCTTGGTGTAGTTGCCCGCCGCGTTGACCTTGCCGCCCTCGGCGTACTGCGTGAAGTCCGTGTCGTCACGGCGGGGCTTCTTGACCCCACCGGGCATTTTGGAGGGCATGATGGCGCCCATGCCACGACTCGGTCTCATGTCAGTACACCTTAGCCTTTCGTGCGCCCCGAGCCGCACCCCAACCTTTGACGGCTCCGCCTTTTTTGCGGGTTTGCGTTTGCAGCAGCCCGGCACCCGAACGAACAGGCACTCCGGTTTCGCTGCGCACCCCGGGAATGCCTTTGAACATCTCCGCCTGTTCCTCGTCCGTAACAAGGGGTTTTCTTGCCAACCGCCGAGAAAAATCTTTTTCGCTGTTTGGGTCGCTAAGCGGGTAGCTTGGTAGTGGCGACAAATCCACGACCCTATGAGACGCAAGCGCACCAAGAGCAGCCAAAGCCGCGAGGTCACGCCCCCGACTACGTTTTGCCATGATGGGCTCCTATCAGCAGGTGCGACCGCCCATCTTCATGCCCAGGGGCTTGCTGCCAGACATCTTGACTTGCGTGCCTTTGGTCTTACCCTTGGCAGCCAGACCGTCGCGGCTGGGAGCAGCGGTGCGCACAGCACCCATCTTGGCCTTGGTGATGCCGCCGTTGGCCATTTTCTTCATGTCTTTCATTTCGCCACCTCGTGAAAAAAGTTCTTGCTTACCCTGGTTGGTTTTGGGCCTGTTGATCACCTGCGCATCTGCGCGGCTCCCAGGCCCAAACCGCTTACCCTTGTCTGCCTTCAAAAATTCTTGACCGACAGATTTTGGGATTCCTACTCGCTTGGCGGCAACGGGGTTGTTGGCCACCATCGCCATCAAGTTGTGCTGTGCCTTACTTTTGCTCGGCATCTGCTTTCTTTCGGCGGATCAACTCCGCAAACGTCTTGCCGGAAACCATCTCCGCGATACGCATCAGCGTCCAGATCGCACCGATCAAGCCAAATACCGGCGTGAGCAATTGCAGGAACGAGCCAATGGTTGCAACCACCGAAACAATGTCCAGCACATTTTTGACTGTGTCGTGGTTCTGGCTCATGTCAGCAATTCCAAGCTCTCAAGCTTTTGTTGATGCGACTGTTCGGGTCTTTCTTTGCCTTCTCGCCGGTCAGCTTCTTCTTCATGCCTTCCATGCGGGCGCAGAAAGAGTCTCGGCGTGAGCCGCCCTCGGGCTGTGGGGGCTTGAGCCCAGGCTTGCCTGGGTTGGCCTTGTTGTAGGAGGCTCGCCCCTTGGCGTTGAGTCCGCCCTTGGGGTTCTTGCCTTCCTTGCGAGTCCATGCTGCGGTCTTAGCCATAGAACACCGTTACTTTAGCTGCATTGGGTGCCGTGCCGGGTACAGTGACGTGTATATCCGTCGTAAACAAAATCCCCTGCCCCGGAATGGGTAGTGCAATTGGTTGCGTACCTGTACCAATATTAAATCGCAGACGGATAGTGCCAGAAGCTCCCCCATCCCTGAAAATAATATCGCCCGCCGTTCCGCCCGATATGCACTGATACCCCTTCAACCGGAAACGCCCAGACACTATTGTGCCCGTAGCTTCTATATGAGCGGATAGAACGTCTGTTTGCATCGTCATGATGCGCTCCTATCAGGTCGTAGTTGCGCCGTTGAGTGCGACGATATCCCAGCCTGCCGAGGTGTAGATCAACATTGCCGTATCGCCTGCGTTGGTGAAGACGATGGTGGCGTAGCCGCCGAGGCGAGTCGTAGGGGTCAGGATAGCCGAGCCGCCATCAACAACGTGCGCAATGATCTTGATCTCGCCCACAACACCATCAGCCAGCGTCAGCGCTTGCGACGAGGCGGTAGTGGTCAGCGCCGTGAAAGCGTTGGTGATGTCCACCGCGCCCGCGCCAGACAGCGACTGCGTGCCAAGGACAACATCGGTGCCAAAGGTAGAGTTGACCGTAACAGCGCCCGTGGTGCTGTTGGTGGTGATGGTTTGAAAGCCGTTCTGTGATCGAACTGGGCCGTTGAAGGTGGTGTTAGCCATTTGATCCTCACAAGCGAGTTAACTGTGGGCGCTCTGTCTGCTTGTCGTCAGCCGGGACTGTCAGAAACGCCGGGGACCCCGGGATGGCTCCTTTGTATCATGGGCTTGGAGGGATGTCAACATATTTGAAAGACCAGCCCTTCATCGGTCCACGGATCAGCGGCTTTCCGGATTTCAGTGCCCGGTTCACGGTTGGTGGTTTGAGTTTCAGTGCCTCCCGCAGCGCAGCAATACTGGGGTACGCCGTGGCGTTTCCTGCGATGTCTGTCACCTCTACCGCCTTGCTGACCTTGGCTCCGTGATCAGGCCGTCTTTTGCCGTACCAGAAGTTGCCTTCCCCGGACAGGGCGGCGGAGATTTTGGCGCGGACTGTGGCGGGTTGAGGTTTGCCGCGCATGGTGGCCCTGCGCTTGGCTTTTTCCTCAAATGTCTGAACGCGGGTTTTGGAGGCAGCGCCGATTTTTTGCAGTGCTCTTCCTGTGTGCTTATACCCCCAGGTCGGGCTTGCCTCCCCACCGACACCCAGCATGGGGGCTGTGGCATCAACCCCCAAGTTGTAACAGTAGTCTTTACCTACGTGCTCCTTGAGCCACACGTTCTCTGCGGCAAGCAGATCGGCCTCCTGTGACAGTTCTTCCACTACAACAAAGATGAACGCCTGCTCCCCATACTTAACCCAAGCAGCTTGCAGATGGCGGTTGTTGTGCTTGCCGGTACGCAACTCCGAAAAATGCCGCGTCTTGCGGCGCTTTAAGTCTACGGCGCTGCCGACGTAAAACTTGTTGTTGACGATGTTGATGATCTTGTAAATACCTCGGGCCATACGTACTCCTTGACTTAGACACAGGCAACGCCCCGTGATCAACCCCAGTGTACCATAAGATTAACCAATAACACAGACAACAAATAAAAAGGGGGCCAAAGCCCCCTTTTTGCCTTAAGAATCAAGGACTTATCAGGTCGAACCTGACGATCCCCACATTCCGAGCGGATCCGACCAGCCGAAGCTGTAACGCTCACGGGCCTTGTAACGCACGTTGCCGGTATCGAAGTCTCCATCCATCGAGTTTGCCAGGGGCATACGCTCGAAGTGCTTCATACCGTTCGGAACGTCGGTGGTCAAGAACCATGCGTTTGGATCGGTCAAGAAGTGGTTGACGGTGTAGCCCTCGGGAATCGCGCCCATCTGCTTGATCGCGTTGATGTCGTTATCAGCAGTTGCAACCCGCAGCTCGGTGTCAAGCAGACGCTTGGCAACGAACATCAGGCTCGGGGGGATCACCATCTTGCGAGGCTTAGCAGCGATCAGCAGGCCACGCTCGTCGGTCCACGCAGCGATTTGAATCACAGCGTTTTCCAGAGCGGTCTCGTTCAAATCAACACCAGTGGTCGGGCTGTTGAAATTGACGCCACCGCCAACGAGCGGGTGGCCAACACGAGTGTTGGAGCTGTTGTTGCCAAACAAGGTAACGCCGTCACCCCCGAGGAACGCGCCGTTGAAGCCGTTGTTGATGACGGCTGCACCTTTGACCTGCTTGGTGTAGGACATCGCACGGGCCAGCGCTTTGGTGTAACGAGCAGACAGGCTGTCGTACAGGTTGTCCTCAACCGCCTCTTCGGTGATCGAGAAGCCCAGAGCAATGGTCTCGTGGGTGTAGCGGGCGGTAAACGCTTCCTGTGCGTTGTCGTAAGCGATGGCAGAGCCCTCGTTCTTGACAGGTGCAGCAGAGAAGCCAGCCAGCTTGGTCTCTTCTTCAAAGCTACGCTCCGATTTCTCGGTCTCGTAGATTTCCTTGTGCTCTTCGCCGTAGCGGGCGTACTCCATACCAAACAGGGCGTTCAAGCCTGGGAGCAGCTCTTTGAGCAGTTGTGCGCGTGAAATTGCCATTTTTCAATACTCCTTACAGACCAACGGCGTTGGTGAAGCTATGGTAGCCGGGGTTGATCTTCACATAGACATCAGTGAAGGCGTCGCCCACAACCGAAAATCCCTGCACGTTGGGAAAACCCACAACACGGAAGGCCGCAGTGGTGGTCACAGCCGAGGAACCTGCCACGACAGAAGCCGTAGAGTTACCAGTGCTCGTGCTACCAGTTGCCACAGCGCCAGTGCTGAAGAACAAGTTTGCACCCACAGCGGCTTGCGTCACAGAGCCAGCGGACTGGACCTGAAACACGACGTTGGGATCGTCAACAACCTGAGCCTGAACCACGCCGGTGGTGCCAGTGGGGTAGTACTGCGAGAAAATCAACTGCCCTTGCGCGTTGAAGAACGAGCAGCCAACGAACACGCCCACGATACCTGTGTTAGCGGTACCCACGGGGAAGCCGTTAGTCGTCGCGTCAGCGCCGGTTGCAGTTGCCACAGCCAAATAGCCGTTTGCATTCACATACACGGGCGAGCCGTTGAAAATGTTTGCGGCGGTACCTGCGGGGTCAATGAGATAAGTACGGGTTGCACCTGCATATGGGGTGCCACCCAACTGATTTACGGGCTTAAGCCCGTAGGGGGCTGCTACTGATGCCATTTAAGGACTCCTTGTTACTTTGAACCAGAACCAAACCCGGCACCGCGTGTCGTGGAGGATTTTTTCTCCGCAAACAGGGGCATGCGCGGGTCGTTGTTGCGCAAAAAGTGGTTATCCACTGAGTCCATCTGTCCCTGAGCTTGCTTGTTGTAGTACTCCTGACGGGCGCGATAGCGTTCGGTCGGCATCTTGCAGAGCATGAGTCCGCCAATCTCCACGTTGCCCGTTTTCTCATTACCCAAGAGCATCAGTTCTGGATGGTCTGTCGCTTTCACCGGCTCCCAGCCTTCACGCATCTTTTGGGACACGTTGGTAGGGTTTGCCTGCCCAAGGATATGAGTACCAACCCAATGGTAAACCCACCCTGGCTCAGGTGTCGGATCAGGCAGATTGCTCGGCGGTACGTATACAGCGCGAGCGGTTTTATCGCGGGACTTCAACTCCCGGGCAGTGCGATCTTGAGTTTCAACCATTTTGGGCCTCCAGTTTCAAAACTTCCTGTGCATACTTTTGCGGATCGAGATTGAATTTCTTAACCAACGCAGCTTGCGATGGCGTAAGCTCAACCCTTCTCTTGCCCGTCGAACGACTGGCAGGAGCCACAACAGATGCAGGTTTTCTAGCTGGTGCCGTGGAAGAACCTTGCGACCGTTGTTTTTCTTCCGCGCCCCCAAAAATCTCTGGGAACTTGGAATGTACGCGAGCATCTATCTGCTCGAAATAATCATCACTGCGGGGGTCTACCCCGTTTGCAACTAGCTTTTGATGCAGCCCTAGTGCGTAGCTGGTAATTTCCTCAAACCCGTCCGAGCCGAACCACTGGTTTTTTGCCTGCCAGCGCAGTGTCTTTTCGTCGGCCCGCACCTGTTGGTTTTGCGGTTGTTGTCTTTGTACATCTTCTTGCGGCTCTTGTAAAGTGGGTGCGCGCATATTTTTTGCACTCTGCGAGTCCCACTTGGCTTCGGCCAGGGCTTCCTGGGCGGCAATGATGGCGTCAGTATCAAACGCCTCCTGCGCGGCTTTGAGGTCTCGCCGGGCTTTCTCAAGCTTGGCTTCCGCCGCTTGGTTGGCCATCGTCATGTACTGCTCGGTGCCCGACTGCACATACTGCTTGAGACGCTTGTTCTCGTCCACCATCGCTTGCGCCAGCCGCTCCAGCTCTGCCTTCTCGCGGGCCAGGGCTTCTTTGGCCCGGCGCTCGTCGTGGCGGGCGTGGGTCAGCTCCTTCAGGCGCTTTTTGACGCCCTCGGTGTAACTGTCCAGCTCGTCATCGGTGGGGTCTGAGACCTCCCGATCCAACGGTTTACGGCCCCGGTCACGCTCGGGGGTGTCGTCTACGATCTCAATCTCGACATCGCTTTCACCCGATGTCGTAATCTCGATCTTGTCGTCCTTGTCGTCCTGCTCGTCAGGAAACTTAAATTCACCTGTTGCCATGAGTACTCCTTATGCGCGTGTAATGCCACGCGGGTCTTGCACCACTGCATCCACCTGATCGTCATTGATCAGACGGAACTCCTTGCCAAAAATCTTGAACCGCGTACCCGAATAGGTGCGCACCAAGATGAAATCGCCCTTTTTGCACCACGCCCCGTTTGGAAACTTGGCTTGGTCTTTGTACGCGTCGGGGCCGACATCCAAGACGAACAGCACCGTGGTGGCGTGTTCTTCTTGTTTAACAAATGACGTAGGTTTAACCAACTCCAGTGTGGTTCCCTCGTACTTTTCAGATACTTCGGGTACAGCGCACAGCAATTTCCACCCGGTAGGGGACGGCAGGCTGGTCGCTTTTTCCTCCGCTGTTGCGTTGGGAGCTGGCGCATCCATTGTCTGGATGGGATCAGGCAGTGCAAATGCACCGGGGGAGAGATCAAGTTCACTCATCGGCTTTTTCAACTTTCTCTGCAAGGTCGATTAAATGACGCTCTGCGATAGCGAGACCCTGGATCACACCGCAGAGTTTTTGATACTCGTCAAATGAGCGACATGCTCCGCCGGCCAAGTCATCGGCGTAGTTGTTCATGTCGGTGCGTATCTTCTCGCGCAGTACGCGTGCGAAATCTTGGATCATTTAGCTGGTTTCTCCTTTTGTTGCTGCTGCATGCGCTGCGCAGCCATCTGGTCTTTAGTCTTGGCGATGTCAACGCCCATGCGAACGCCATCGCGCTGCTGCTCGGCGGCCAACCTCTCTGTGTCGAGACGCGCTTTGAGAGACACCTTGGTGCCCTCCAACTGCATGCGTGCGGTCAGCTCCTCGCGCTTGAGCGCCAGCTCGTCGGCCCGGGCGGCAGCGTCCACCGCCATCTGCTTCTCTTTGAGCTGCAGCTCCTGCCCGCGTAGCTGCAACTCTTGCTGCTGCATCTGAAGCACGGGGTCTTGCGCCTGCTGCTGCGCCTGCTGCTGGGCTGCCTGCGACTGGCTCTGCTGGAGCACCTGCTGGGCGGCTTGGGCCATCATGGCTGAGAGCTGCAGCTCGATCTCTGGCGGCAGCTTCTCGTCCTGTGGCGGCAGCGGCATGCCGAGCTGCTGCTCAATCTTCTGCCTGTATGCGAACCCAACGTGCTCTGCGATGTGCGCCGTCATGGCTGCCTGAATCTGCGGCGCTCTGGGGTTCTGCCCCACGAGCTGCATGATGATCGGATCCTGCATGGCCGAGGTGTGTACCTTGATGTGCGACTCGTGGTCCTGGTACATGAACGCCTTGAGCGGCTCACCCTTAAGCGCAGCCATGTTCTCCGAGACCGGGTCTTTCGGTTTCTGATCGTCCTCCAGCGGCACAAGCTCAGCGGCGTTCTTGATGCCCAGCACCTCCAACATACCCCTGTGCAGCTTGGGCAGGTCGTAGATGTCCGGGGCCATCTGCGCCATCTGGATGACGGCTTGGTACTGGACAACGCGTTGGCTCATGGTGGCCGCGTTGGGGTCGCTGACCGGGATGATCTCGACGTGGCTGTAGTCTGACTTCTTGGCCTTGCGCGGTGCATCGACCGGCTCGTAGTCGTAGTCGTCGTCCGTGTAGTCGCGGATGAGCCCGGCCAGCAGCTTGAGCTCCTGCTTGAACGA